GAAGTTATGGTTGTATGAAGCAACTAGAAATGTGTTCTGGACGGGGGTGCGAATCCCCCCAGGTCCACCAAATGTTTTTTAAGGATTAAATAATGTATAAAGTAAATTTTAATTTTGATGGATCTCCGTTATCTTTTTTTAAAATTTTTAAGACTAAACTTGAGGCTAAAAATTTTATTGAAGAATTAGGGTGTAGATTTATTTCCTTAAATACCATTTGATGGGCCTGCATAGTTTCGACAGGGCAAATAGTACAGAAGTGGACAACTCACCAGAGTAGGTGTAAAAACTAAAACAAACGTAAATGCAAACGACAGCTCTTATGAGTACGCATTAGCAGCCTAAACACTGCTTAGGGTTTCGGTTGGTTTCCTCGTAACAGAATAACCAACCACAGATTCATGATTTTCTCTGCTTGACATTTGTATATTTCTCCATATATAATCCAGTTGCAACATTTCGTTGTGACATTTTTAGGAGAACTAATATGAAATGGTCTACACCTGCAGCAAGCGATATGCGTTTTGGTTTTGAAATCACTATGTACATTGCCAATCGTTAATAGAGTTTTGGTGGGTTTACTCTAAAAGAAACCCACTATTTTGTTCAACAACTAGGAGTTATAATTGAAAAAAGTAGTATTAGTAACAGTTCTCGCAGCAGCATTCAGTTTGGCACAGGCCGGCGGTTATACATCATTGGAATATTCTAATGAAACTAATCGTGCAACAAATGTAGATAACATTAAAGAAGGTTTGGTTGTCGGTATNAAAGANGGNGCNATGGATTACAGCCTTAAACTAGAAAACAGCCAAACAGCACTTGGTAGTGGTTCTATTTCACAAGGGATGGAAGTTCGTGTTAGACGTTCATTTGATATGTTCTACCTTGGTGGCCGCTTAGGTGAAAGAGTATCTAGCTCTACTCACTTCAGTCACTATGCAATTGATGCAGGTGTCAAAGTTCCTCTTGGCGCTGGGTTCACTAGTGATGTTGGCTTTCGCTACCGTGATGCTCTTGATACATCTAACAACTACGCAACACAGCGTGCTCACGTTGCAGTAGGTTATGCACTTACCAAACAAGACGCAGTTGCAGTTCGTTGGAGCCGCACTTGGGGTGATGAAGAAAAAGACGCAGTACGTTTACAGTACACACGTAGTTTCTAATTGGATAAATAAGTATATGGGTTCGGTGGAACCCATTCAAAAAACCACCACTACACTTACACATCACAGGAGAAAACTATGTCAAACATGACACCTTTTGAAATCCGTCTTGAACTATTAAAAATGGCCAGAGACATGTTATATGATTCTTATAACGCTGAGCGTGACCGTCTACAACAAGGCTGGCACATGCAATGCGAATCGGCAAGGTCTAAGGGTGAAACACCACCTGAACATCCGGCACTGCCAACAATCCCCTCAGAACAAGACATCATCAGCAAGGCAACGACCTTGAATGGATTTGTGTCTAACACACCTGTTGTATCACCTGAAATCAAGGTCACCAGAAAAACTACCTGAGGGTTAGGGGGTTCTCCCCCTTTATCACACACAAGGAGTACAGATGAAATTTCTATCATCTATTGTTATTTCCATCACAATGATTCTGCCATTATCGGCACAAGAACAAACATTTTCTTATGAAAAATTGGTCGCACAAGACCTAGGCAAGCAAGTACTTTGCATGGCCAAAAATCTCTACTATGAAGCCGCAAGTGAATCCTTTGAAGGTAAACTAGCAGTAGCACAGGTCACAATGAACCGTGTAAATAGTTCCAAATTCCCCTCAACTGTCTGTGAAGTGGTCTACCAAAAAACAGGCAGTACATACCAATTCAGTTGGGTTGGTGAAAAAGTCAGTGAAGTCAGGAACAAGTATGCATGGGAAGAATGCCTGATAATCGCCAGAAAGGCCTTGACAGAAGCAAAATTACATGATACAATCTACAAAACACAGTCAATGTACTATCATAACACCTCGGTAAATCCAGGTTGGAAATTGAAGTATGTTGCTAAGATTGGGAACCATTTGTTCTATACGAGAGTTTGAGATGCCTACAAAAAATGAGATAAGTGAATTTAGTGAAATGATAGGAAAACTATCATACGCACTTGGTACTACACATATGGATGCCATTGTGCATCACTGTGAAACCACAGGAATGGAAATTGATGTGGCATCCTCTTTGATATCACCGGCACTAAAAGCCAAGATTAGAGAAGAAGCCGAAGATTTAAACTTAATGAAGAAAAGTTCTAAATTGCCATTATGATTGAACTGGTTGAAGTATCAACACCTGAGCAAAAGTTGTTGGTAAAAAACATTATTGAAAATAATCATTCTTATGTGCCAACAAATGCATCTGTTGGTCGTAGGATTGATTGGCTCATTTATTATGATGATGGTTCCACTCTTTTACCGGAATGTATTGGTATGATTGGTATTGGTTCATCTGTATATCCACCACCAAAAGATATATTGAATTTTCTCGGTCTATCTAAGAATGAATATAAAGATAGATTCAATACCATCGCCAACAATTGGAGATTTTGTTTTAGTAAATCTATTAGGAATGCTGGAACACAAACACTCAAACAACTAAGGTTGAAAGCTGGTGAAGCTTGGAAAAGAAAATATGGTGATAACCTAACACACATTATTACCTTTGTTGGTGCTGGTAAAAATGGTGCAGTTTATTTGGCGGATAACTGGAGTAAAATAGGTGAGACTGCGGGACTACCAAAGCACAAATCTTCTTCCATGAAATGGAATAATAAAGATGAATTGAAAGAACTTTTTGTTAAACCAACCGGTGAGAATAAGAAAATTATTTTTATTAAACCAATTTGAAAGTGTAGTATGCCAAGCAAAGAATATTATGAAGGTCGTGACATGGAAAAAAACAAAATTCTCCATGAACACTTAATTGAATATTTTGGATTTGATAAGATTGATTCTGATGGTTCAACAAAAACCAAAAATGATATCATTGGTGTAAAAGAAGGTAAAAGAATTTGCCTGTCTGTTAAGAATGCTTCAGGTAAGAATACACAGGTGCATCTAACTACACTGAAAAAATTATCTTCCGATTTAACCATTCCAAATGACATTACTTCCAAATTAACTCTTTGGTTTGGAACGAATGATATTCTTGAATTCAATACTTGGTCAAAAGACAAAATATTATCCGAATATGAATATGACCATGATAGGTTGAGTAGTAAAAATATTGATGGCTGGCAATCAGTTGAGGATTGGTTCAATTCAAATAAAAATATCATTTCAACTCTCTTATTACAGAGATTGGAAAAGGAAGATAAACCTAAATTTTTGGTTTGGATTAATAAAATTGAAAAGTGTGCTCAGATATTAAGTATACCGGAGTTGATTAAATATATTGACGAAGAATGTGTGTGGATCACTATGCCAAGTGGAACTATTCTTAAATGTGTTACACCAAACAACAAAGCTATATTGTGGTTACAAATGAAAGGTAATCATACAGATGATGGTTATAATCGTTGTCCACAATTTCATCTGGTCGAAAATTGGCCGGAGAATTTAATATTAAATAAACAAATTATTTCCATATGAGTTTCACTTTTGAGGAAGGGTCAGGCTTCTCTGCCTTTGCTTTATTCAATGCAATCAAATTACATTTCACTTCTGATAGTTATGATTATTTTAAGTATGGCGGTAAAACCAATGTCTCTAAGGATGCCTTTGCCAACCGAAAAGACAAGTATACATTCTATCGCCTTTCCAGAAAATACAGCCTACAAGAGTTGAGGGATTTCTATGTCTCCAATTTCCTTGTTAAGGATGTAAATTGGGTTGGTGATATTGCCAATGCCGAGGGTGAAGAAAATTACAAGTTATGGCAAAAAAGAAACCAACGCTTGACATATGAGTTTGAACAAGATATAATCCGTATCTTAGAACAAGCAGATAACCCCGATGAATTGGTAACAGTACCATCTGGTGGTTATCCGGCATTGTTGCAAGGTGCAATGCAGAACAGCATTTCAATTGAAACATTGGTGATACTGAATAGTATAATGAATTTCTTTCCAATGTGGTCCAAGAAGATATCAGATGATATTATATGGCCTACATATCAGAGAAAGTGTTTGAGGTACGAACCATTTCTCCAGTATGATAAAGAAAAGTTCAAAACCATTCTTAAAGAAAGTATCAAAGAATTATGTCAGTGAAAATTACAAAAATTTACCTGGATTTAGATGGCGTAATCTGTGACTTCCATAAGAGATACGAAGAAATGTTTGGTGCAACACCAGAGCGTGATGACAAATCAAAAGCATTTCATAAAAACTTTGATACCTTTATTGAGGCAAGAAGTTTTGCTACATTGGATATGATGCCAGGAGCCATTACACTCATCCGTACATTGGAACAAATGTATGAAGAATATGGTGTTCCGACAGAGATTCTTTCCTCTACCGCATCACCAAAACGACATGAAGCCATCATGGAACAGAAACAAGAATGGCTTCAGAAACATAATGTTACATTCAAGCAAAACTTTGTTCCAGGTAAACAACTGAAACCACAGTTTGCTGAATCCCATGCAATAATTATTGATGATACTGTAAGTGTTATTGATGGTTGGCGCAGAGCAGGTGGCCTTGCAATATGGCATAATAATGTGCCGGCCACTCTGGCAATGTTGAAAGTTTGGCTTTGACATCGCCTAAATATTGTTATATAATGAATACAGTGGATAATCCGTTCATACTCCGTTAATACTAGAAAGGTAATACAATGGTAGATTTTTCAAAAATGAAAAAGAGTTCAGGCAATCTGGACAAACTCAAAACAGCCGTAGAAGCTCTTAACGCTTCATCAGAAGGTTCCTCTGACAAAGAGAGATTCTGGCGTCCCGAAGTTGACAAAGCAGGGAATGGTATGGCAACAATCCGATTCTTACCAGCATCACCAGCCGATGGTGAAGATGGTTTGCCTTGGGTTAAAATCTTTGGTCATGGTTTTCAAGGACCAGGTGGTTGGCTTATTGACAACTGTTTGACAACTAAGAATCAGCAATGTCCTGTGTGCGAACACAATTCTACTCTGTGGAATTCAGGCATTGAAGCTAACAAAGAAATTGTACGCAAACAAAAGCGTAAACTGAATTACATTGCAAATGTGTATATTGTCAGTGATCCAAAACATCCTGAGAATGAAGGCAAAGTAATGTTGTTCAAATTCGGTAAGAAAATCTTTGATAAGATTACCGAAGCAATGAATCCTCAGTTTGAGGATGAATCACCAATCAATCCATTTGATTTGTGGAAAGGTGCTAACTTCAAGTTGAAGATTCGTAAAGTTGAGGGTTACCAAAACTATGACAAGTCTGAATTTGAATCTGCATCAGCTTTGCTGAATGATGATGATGAACTTGAAAAGGTTTGGAAATCTCAATACGCTTTGTCAGACTTGGTTGCTGATAAAGAATTCAAGACCTATGATGCGTTGAAAGACCGTCTGGAAAAGGTCCTGGGGTTGAATGGTTCAACTCCAGTGGTTAAGACAACCGTTGAACAGATGAAGGCTGCACCTAAAAAACCTGCAGCTGAACCTGATATGGCAATTCCCGATGATGATGATATGGCATACTTTGCCAAGTTGGCACAAGATTAAACAAAAGCTCCTTTCTCAGAACTTTGTTTAGACCCCGCTTATGGCGGGGTTTTTTATTGGTTAACCGAAAGAACTGTATACTGCGTTCTTATAAGAATTTTCGGCC